CTTAAGTTCATTGAAGTAACTATCAGCGATATAATCAATCGTGATGTTCTCCTTCATCTCATCCCATTCTTCAATGGAACAAATGCCCTTAAGTATAAGTTGTGTCTTCAAAAGATCAAGGAACATTTCCCCGAATCTCTTGCGTAGACGTGCAATGAATTTTTGGAATTTAACTTCGTCTCGTGTGATTTCAGCAGCACGACCAATGTTAAATGTTGTCTCTGTTTCTAGTCTTGAAGTTGGGACGTTTAATGCTTTGTATAATTTCTTTTGGAAGTATTTGACATCCTCCAATTCACCCAAGTTCTGTCCACCAGGTAGAGTTGTGATCTCAGTACCACGACCACCTTCACGTCTAGGTAACCAGAAATCTTCTAGCATAGACATGAATTTTTTATCATCTCTGATCTCACCAGTAGATGCATCATATACTAACTTGTTACGGTATCTACCCATAACTTCACGGAGGTACTGCTCCGCTTTTTGCTTAGGTAAGTTACCTACATCAATGTAGAATATTCTACGTTCTGGTGCACGAGACAAACGATAGATGACTAGAGAGTCCTCAATCATGCGGAGTTGGTTTACCGCTTTGATTGCCTTATGTAGGTGAGATAATACCATGTTCTTATTCAGATCCATGATACCACTATGCACATAACATATGGAATCAGGAGCAATCTTCAGTCCCTGATTACCTGTCTGCTTTAGTCCTTTAGGATTATACAGGAAGTAATCTGTTTGTTTCTGAGATAATGCATCGTTAATCTGAGTGTTTGTACGAACTGGTTTGTTGTCAATCTCAGTAACTTTACGTATCTTACGAGGGTCAATGTATCTGATATCCACCAGACCCTTTTTTGGCTGTTTAGGGTCTATTACCTTATGATAAAAAAGTCTTCCGTCCACATACCAGCGTCGGAAGATCTCATAACTTCTATTGTCAAAATCTAAAAGCTTAAGGATGACATCAAACTCATCCCTCATTAATTTCTTAATCTTTTCACCAACTTTAAGGTTGGATAGTTCTAATGATACAGGAACTGCATCAAAATTACCACAGATAGTTTCATTAACAACGTCATCTACAGCAGAGTCACACTCTGGTTGTAGAATCATATCACGGTAACGACCAATTAGTTCATACTCATTACGAACAGTGCCATCAATATCTACGGTGTACCCAAAATGTGAACCACCTACGACAGGATACGAACCGTCTAGGTGGTCTTTCTGTACAAAAGAAGGCCCCTTTGGAGCCTTCTTCGCACGTTCAATTGAAAAACCGAATAGCTGTGACATCAATCTTGATCTATTATATAGTTATTTAGCAAGGTTTCAAAACCCTCTTTTAAGAAACTACCCCGTCTGGGATTGCTTGCCAGTACTGAACTTGTAGTTCTACAGTAAACTCTTCAACAGCATCATTTGATCCGAAGTCCAAATCTATTGCTGAAACATTACTTGGGAATACATCAGTAAATTTATACGATCTTAGAATCGTTGACTTCTCCGAAGAAGAAGCGTCACGAGAAAGTTGATGTACAAACATATCTGTGAAATATCCTGTAGCATCAGACTCGTCACCAAGTCCTGATGTTTGAGTGATGTTTTCGTTTGCTGCCTGAATTTTCTCTACCCAAGCTTCAAAAGCATTTCTTAGGGAAAATCTACTATCGTTCATGATAGTGATTGTCCAAGGTTCAAATGTCCTATCGCCAGCGATTTTTAATACGCGACCTCGGAATGGAACCTCAACGATACCCATCTGGGAGGAAGGTAGATTCGCTGCTCTCACAGTGAACTTACCCAAATCACTCAGACCAGTAGCGTTCGCGATAACTTCTGTAGGGAAACTTAAATCTACTTGAAATAGATTAGGTCTCGCAAAATCCGAAACTACACTTGACTTAAATGAGTCAATAGTGCCTCTTACTGCCATTTTCTGTTATCCTCCGTCTGATATTATTATTTAGACTAAGAAGCAATTTCAGAGAAGGCTACGCCTGTTCTGGTTGCTGTGAATGTCAATGTAATGTAATTGATAGTACGTGTAGGTTTAACGTATATTTCAGCGTAGAACTCACCACGATCAACTGCATCAGGAGGATTATTCTCTTCATCACACTTGACTAAGAAGTCTGTTACACCTCTACGTCCTTGTACGTCACGAAGATATGGTTCAACAATATTACGGAAGAGTGACCTTGAGGTCTCATCGTTCTGTTCAAATAGTTGTTGCTTTGCTGCACTACTTATAACTCTTTCCATTGTGAGGAATAAGCGTCTGACATTGATTCTGTCAAATGCAGATTGATATCCAAGAGCAGTCTTGTCACCGAATAGGATAATACCTTGTCCTGGGAAAGACACAATTGGGTTAACTCTTTCTGCGTATAACTTATCTCTCTGATCTTTATTAGGAGAGTAAGCAAGTTTAATAGAGTTGCGTAGAACACCTCTTGAGAAACCAGCAGGTGAGAACCATGGATCCTGTTGAACACCAGTCTCTAGACATAATCCTGCAACGTCACCATTACAAGGGATGTAACGATAAACATCACTGTACTTGTCATAGATGTACTTGTAACCAGCATCTAGAACTGCATAAGATGTAGATCCTAACTTAGTGAAATAAGCGAGAATACGATCTGTAATTATATCAGAGTCAGACTGACCAATGATGTCAGATCTCTGTGGAGAGAAGAATGCTAGGCAATCTTTTCTTGTATTAACTATGTTAAGGATAGCATTTGCTTTTGCTACAGCAGCATCAGCAGTGGAACCTTGAGGTCCGCTAAGGATGTAATCAACTTGTATAGATTCTGCATCTGATACTAAGTTGTATGCTGTACTAAAGTTTGCTGAAGTATTTGTATAGTCATCTGCACCACCAGCAAACTGGTATTGAACAGAAGAACCTTCAAATCCTGCATACAATTCTTTTCCATCTGGTTCTGAAAGAACAGGACCTGCGGATTGAATTAGGTTGAATGAACGGTTAGCAGCAACATTACCCCAGTCACCTGTGGATGAAGCAGCACCTACTGTAAATGTTTCAGCAGTATGATTACCCCAATAGATGTAAGAAGAAGTTTGCTTAAGAACATTAGCGTAGTAATTGTTCTCACCAACTGTACTCTTAGCATCAGTTGCTTTAGAAACTGCAATGAATTTCTCAAGTAGAGTATTAGGTGTACCTGTTAGAGCACCGTCTCCATCAAGAACTATAACATGTAGTTCATCACGGTATCCACCTTTATCAGATGCATAAAGTGAAGTGCCAGGTCTAGAAGCGAATGAGATCCACTTTTTACCAGGTAGATACTCACGCTCTGGATACTCTTCTCTTACTGCACTGATAGTAGCAGTAGCAGAGTTGTCATCAGAAACTGTATTAGTTGCAGCGAATGAACCTGATCCTTTAGCAAGAACAATTTGTAGTTCGCGAGTAACAGTATCAATAGAACCTGTTACAGTACCTTGTGTTAATACCATTGTATTATCAATGATACCAGTTATACCAGCAGCAGGGATTGCAATCTCAGCAATTCTGTCTACACTATTCCATGAAAGAATATCAACTGTTTGAGGAGATCCACTAATTTCAATTGTTGAAGCAGTAACTGATCCTTCGTATGCCCAAACAACAGCACCATCAGTTGTTTCACCTGAAGTGTGTGTAGGAGCAGAAGCACCTGCTGTACCTGCATTAACTGCTACGTATGAATTACCACCGTTTGAAACTCTAGCGTACTGACTGTAGTATGTACCTTGTGTCCATGCACCATGTACTTTAGGAGTAAATTCACCTGTGACATCAGTTTCAATTTGTAGTTTAACAACATAACGGAATACTTTACCTGAAGTACCACCGTTTACAAGAGGGTCTCCTTTAACGAATTCAAATTCGTTACCTGAACTAGGAGCTGTAATAGTTGCGATCTGGTCTGCACCAGCATCTGTTATGAAGACTCTTAGAGAGTTACCATATGCACCAGGAGTTGTAGTTCCAAATCTCCAAGTGTTAGTTTGTCCTGTCTCGTAAGTTGTCTCGTAGTTTTGTAAATTCTTAATCTTTACAGCAGCACCATTGCTTACCGCATTTTTAAGGTTTGTTGCATCTGCACGAATAGTTTTGAGTGTTCCACCGTAGCTCAAGAATTGAGCGGCTGTGAACCAATACTCGTAGTTGCTCTCATTTGGTTTGCCGAAGGTTGAGATGAGAGTTCTTTCGTTGTTTACATCAACGATCTGCTCTACTGGACCTCTTTCAAATGGTGCAGCAATCGCACCAATATTAGCCAGTGATACTGTGCTAACGGTAGTGAAGTCGCGCTCCCTAATAACGACACCTGGCGATAATTGTGACGCTGCCATGTGATCTTCTCCTAAAGAATACTATATCAGTTTTCTAGAAATATTTATAAATTTCAACTACTGAGAATCAACGATACTCCCACATATACGCACGATCTCCGTATTCGTCTGTATGCCAGACATCTCCATCCGCATCAACGAAGGTATCTTCCGCACTTCCATCGTTGATAAATCCGAAGGGTGCCATGTCTTGTTCTATAGCATCACGTTGATCTTCATAGATCTTTTGACGTACATCATTATCATTCATTTCTCTGAAATAAGGTTGTAATGCTAACCATCCAAATATCACCAAACACATTGCCAGGTCATCGTTGCAACCTTCTTCTGCTTGGAATGATTTACCTTTTTGAATGAATGTAGTAAGCTCTGCTATGATATCATAATCAGCAAGTAAGAGTTTATCTTCTTCTATCAATGCTTTTAAATTAGAGCACCCAATTGATTTCACAGTGGTACTCATCTTAACTCCCATCTGAACCTTAGTTCCTGAGAATCCTTGACCTACAACTTGCCCTGCCCTACCTCTCATAGATGCCATTAACAGATTATCATACTCCAAATCATAATGAATGATGTCTGCAACTTGTCCTCCAACATCATTTACTTCTACTAAAACGTATGCATGGTTGTAATTATTAGCTGCCTGAACCACAATGTTTGGGAACATCAGGGCTTTAATAGTATTGTTTCTATACTTACCTACCAGTGTATATGGGAAAGTAGTAGTGTCTATAATTACGAACGCAGAATAATCTCCTGCCACACCTCTTGCCACATCAACTGCGATTACATACTGATGATCTTTCTCCACTTCTTTGTATACATCTAATCCAGCACTAGTTTTAACAGGATCATCATACGCTAAAACTTTTAGTTTACTTGGAGATATTAAAGTATCAACAGATCCTAAGAACTCACATTCAAACTCAACTTTAAACTGTTGTTCTGATGTGTTTCTAATTGTCTGTTCTTTCCACTTAGCATCTCTGCCAGGAATCTCAGACCAGTGTACTTCAGTATTTACATATTCATTTTTTCCGCGTTCCGAATCATGCCACAACTTGTAGAACATATTCATACCATGGGGTGTGGATATGATTATGACCTTGGTTTTTTGACCAGAAGATATGGTAGGATATACAGAGGAGAAGAACTCATCTGCTATATGTG